CTATTCTATTTTGGTACTACTTCAAATATGAAAACTTTTGGGTGAGACTTCATATTATGAGTGGACAGGTGTTCATCAATCTTTTCAGTTATGCAATCTGTACTCTAACATACACAAAGGAAGTAAGAAAACATCTTAAAAGAATGACTCTCTGATGTAAGTAAGTATAATGTACGGGTTATCCGACAAAATATCCCTTTCCAATAAAGATGAAACTACACAAAAAACTGCAAATGTCTTACTACCATTGTCTTATATTCTTTACGCCAATGATAATGAGATAGATGTACCCTATGTTACTACACAAGGAATTAGCGTTCTGCGTGACGAGGATCTAACAGAATTTACATACTATGATACAGAAAAGTCTACATCAGATACAGAAACGTTTATAAATGCACCACCAAATGATATCATGGTTTCTAGGGAGAGAATTAACCTCGCCGCAAATGAAGACGGAGGTGTATCCCTCTCTGTGTACAAAAGGGATAGGTTTATGGAAGTAAAAGTTGTGTATTATCAGGGAGAAAAGACTGAGATAATCATTAGACAAGACTTCTATGCATTGAATCTCCTCGCCAGTATTTTGAACAATAATTCGGGATTTAAAATTGAAGATTTATCAGAATCGTCACTCGTAGAAACCCCCTTCATGTTGGTTCTCATGTGGAATGATGACACCCATCTAGATATGGTTTGCTTTAGTGATGTAGCTCTCTTAAAACTTATACACATGGGAAAGACTAAAAGATGTGAAGAGGGTATGAAACTTATCGTTGATAAAATGACAGAGTACAATACAAGTGGAAAAATCACATATAAGAGTGATAAATCTGGTGTAGTCGCACATCGTAAGATTTCACTATTCCCCTTCAGAGGTGTAAATAAAATCGCAACTGAACACACGTTTAAAGTCAAATCTACGGATTTGGTATTACAACCCGTAAAAACTGAAAAGAATTTATGGGTTGAAATAAAATTGAGATCAATTTAAAGTTACGAGTCATATACTATGAAATGAGTTCTGATCACGAAGAATACTTTAACCAGGTGCCACCACCCGAGAAATGTGATTTTGGAGACTACCGAATTGATCCGGAATATAGAAAGGAGCTTTACGAACAGTTTCCTTTTTACACTGGTGAAGAGATTGTTGGGTCATGTCTTGGTCACAATCCCCATTTTCCATCTCAAGAGGAATGGATGAAGAATAGTTAAAGTAGTATAAAGGTAGGTGTTGTTTAGAGTTAAATGACTAAGTTTCCTCTTGGAGCTTTACTTAACGGTGAGTATTGTTTACCTTGTAATGCCGAAAAGGGTTTAGATTACGCCTGTCCGGGGTGTGGAGAACCTGTTATCGTGAGAAAGGGTGATATTAAAATTCATCATTTTGCTCATAAACCAGGTGAACGAGACTGTAAGTTCTATGATCACCCCGGTGAAGGTGAAATTCATAAAATGGCTAAACACATCATCGCTGATTTATTAAGAAAACGAAAAATCGAGAATGTTGTGCGGTCATGCCCCAAAGGGTGTACGCACGACGAACAAATCGAATATGAGGACGGTGATGAAGTCATGATTGAGTACCGAGTGAGTGATAAATGTATCGTTGATGTGGCTGTTATAAACAACGGAAAAATCAAGTATATTTTTGAAATTTGTGACACATATAAGACCACCCGCGAAACACCCGAGCCATGGTTTGAAGTTGACGCTAAAAAAATTTTAAAAAAAACTAAAAATGTTTATATACACTGTATAAGAAAGGATAGATATTGTTCAACGTGTGTAAAACATGCGAATGATATCGATATTAAACTCTATATTACTAACAATCCTTCACAAGATATAGAACGACTTGTAAAAGTTAGAAATGACATCAGGTTGAAATGTGGTCTATATGCACTTAAATATTTTGGGGGTATAATAGATGTTGGAGAACATAATGCATTTAGTACTGAAGAAGCTTCTTCCAATAATGAACATCAAGAGTTGTGGATATCAGTTAACAAATATAAATGGAACAAAGCACCCCAAAACATAAAAGAAAAGTTTATTGACGACATTTTTGAGATATGGAATGGTTATGGTAAACGTTATCTACGTTTAAATCTTACATTTAAAACCAAGGTCCCTCTTCAGTTTCGAACATATGCGAATCGAGAGTGGGAAACCGGACTCGCATCATTGTATTTTGACAATGACAACCAGGAAGGCTACCTGTCCGGACCCCGTGATTATCCACGAAAATCTCCCCCAGATATCCTAGAATATATGAGAAGTTCCGATGGTGAAATACACGGTTGTAGTTGAAAATCACTTCCTCAAATCCTTATCCGCCGTGTAGTACGTCTTCCCTTTCATAACAAAACTATGAACCCTCGCATACCCCCACGCTTGTGGAGAAGCTCCTGGACGATGCCCAGTTCTCCACGCAGCGAGTCCCCTATTGTATATGGTTTGGAGGGTCTTCAGTGGTACCCCAGTGGCCTTTGAAATCTCTGGTAGAGACTTGACATTTTGACCATACTTCTTTCTAAATTTTTGGGTGTAAGACGATGTACGGGTCTTTATACCTTCATCAGTCTTAAAGTTTGTGTAGGTCTTCTTGAGCATTTTCTTGTAGCGGGTCTCCACATCTTTGAGGGTTTTGAGACCTCTGAAGTATTTGAGGGGCGCATAGATTGGACCCTTCGTTTTACGCAATTCACGAACCTTCTTGGATATCTCCTGATCTGTGAGGGTCATCTTACTTTTCCCTGAGATATTTTACAGCCACCTCAATACTTGGATACACTTTAGATCCAAACTTCACGCGACCCGTCTTTGGGTTGTAGTACCCCCTGTGACCATTGAAAAAAGCCTTGTGAATTTCACCCATATAAAAAATACAATATTATAATAATCAGCGGAAATGGGTCTTTCGATTATTATGGGAAATATGTTTTCAGGTAAAACTTCTGAACTTATCAGACGACTTAAGCGTCTGAAAGTCATTGGCAAGAATATTCTCGTTGTTAATTCAGCCAAAGATACTAGGTCTCCCGATGAAGTTTTGAAAACCCATGATAATGTCAAATTTAATTGTCATAAAGTGTATGACCTATTTGATATAGTGCATACACATGACTTTGAAATGGCTGATATTATCGCCATTGACGAAGCCCAGTTTTACCCACGTCTTAAAAAGTTTGTAGACTATTGCCTTTTTGAAAAAAAGGATGTAATCGTCGCGGGTTTAGACGCTGATTCATTTCAAAGAAAATGGGGAGAAATTCTTGACTGTATTCCGATGGCTTGTGAAGTTACAAAGCTTTCAGCCTTATGTATGCGTTGTAATAACGGAAATTCTGGTCCATTTACAAAGAGAATCGTAGATAATAAAGAACTTGAGTTGATTGGTGGAAGTGATATGTATATCGCCGTATGCCGTAAACATCTAGAATCTCTTGATATCTAAGATGAGAACAACTCTTTTTTGTATCCCCTGTTTGTCAACACTGTGTATTCTTGCATGATCAAACAAAAAGTCTTCACCTTCTCTATGTTTATGTGACCCCTTCTCGGTATAGAGTGTGCAATCACCACCACTCTCTATAGTGAGATGATACCGAAGCCATAGGTTTGTTTCAGCACGATGTGGTGCTATAGACATGGGTCCATCCATGACAGCAAACATGGCTGTATCGTGACAGATACATGGTATTTGTTTGATGAGACCATTTAATACAGGAAAGTCTTCCACCTTGTAATAGTAATAATTTGAATTCTCGTCAAACCATGGATCAAGTTCGTGGAAGAGATGTTTCTTGGCAGTCTTTGAAACTTCTTGAAACTCTTCCCTAATCTTTTCGTAATGTAGTTTTATGAGCCATAATCCCGGGTAATCTTTTGTGCGATATTCAGAACACCAGTCTATGAGATCTATCAGGGTGTTCCTCATACCCACGAGGGGTCTCATTGGTGTTTGAAAGTACAACCTATCTATAGGTGACTTTAAATAATCGTGGAGTACGAGGACCAGAGGCAACACCAGGATGGGCCACATTAATTTCTTTGTATAAAATAAAAATGCCCGGTTACGGCGGAAAGCGAATGGAAAAGTACACCCCTGAACCTACCAACGAAGTTAAGACTGTTGAGCATCGTTTTGTGATGCCAGCGCTCCCCAAGTTCACCATCGTCCAGCTCACCCTCATCGGTCTCCTCTTGGCCTATGCCTGGACCGTCCGTAAGGTGAACCGCGCTGCTGTGTCCGTTGTGGCTCTCGCGATTGGTCTGCTCCACATGTACGATCACCTCTACCGCCTCAAGCGCGGTGATGAGCGTCTCTTCTTCTTCCCAGAAGCGAAGAAGGAGGGATACTGTGGCGCGTGCCGTAAGTAATTAATAGTACATAAAATCTCTAAAAGTTTCTATATCTCCATTATCAATAAGTGTTTTTATTCTGAGTTCATCTTCAGTTAAATAAAGAGCATTTATATCTGCCTCTCTAAATACATCTTGAATTGTTATATTTATAGAGTCAAAGAACGTGAGTAATGTGTGTATATCATCTTCTCCTAACATCTTAAGACACAATCCAAACTTTCCAACTGAAAAATGATACGTATCTTCATCTGTATGAATAAGTATGTTTTTCTTAATAAAACATTCTATATCACTAGATGGTTCTCTCCCCACCCGATTTGACTCCCTAGTATTCGAAAATAACGCACATATTCCCGGGGCTATCTTTGTTATGAATTGTCTTTTTGACTGATCAAATACCATTTATAATTTAAAATATTTTAAAATAGTAACATGCAGGTCAAAATCACAAGAAGTCCTGATCGCAAAAAGAAATTCAGGGCCACACTTGAAGATGGAAGAACTGTTGACTTTGGGGCCAGTGGGTACTCAGACTACACAAAACATAAAACACCTTCACGAATGCGTTCCTATGTTCTTAGGCACGGTGGAAGAGTTCCTAAACGTATTATTGCTGAGAGAGATCCAAAGAAAATTCAAACAATGATGCTTGATGTCAATTCCAGTGACAAGGAGGATTGGAAAATCAGTGGTATTGACGGCGCGGGATTCTGGTCACGATGGTATCTCTGGAGTTATCCAGACTTTGAAGGTGTCAAAAAGTTTATGTCAAAGAGGTTTGGAATTAAATTTGTAAACTAATAATAGATGCTTGGTCTAATCATCATTCCAATCGTATTTTTGATATTTTACCTTTTATTCAAATACAAGAAAGATCTAGGGATAAAAGAAGAAGAAAACAAACCTCCACCCATAGATCCAAGTGCCCCAGGTGTTCACTACTACAAAGAGTGTGACTACATGGGAGAACACAAACACACTGATCAGGAAACAACAGTGACAGATGACTTTAAGTCAGTCCGTGTTATTGATGGTTTTGATGTGAGGGCTTATAACGAAGATGATACAGAGGTACTCCTTAACTCGTCACGTGGTACTTCAACCACTGTGAGATGCACACCCTTCAACCGTATGGAAATCACTCGTGATTAAGTAGATCTTCAAAAGTTACCAACTCCCCAGTATGAATGAGTGATGCAAACTTAAAATCTTTATCACTCATTGAACTGTTAGATGGCTGCGCCTCGTGGTAGACACGCTTCATGTACATGTCAATGTCATCAAAATACTTGAGAAGTTTGATGAGATCTTCATCACGCGCGATGTCCACCATCGTATCAAACTTTGCTTCTGAAAACCAATATCGAGAAACGTTAGGGACACTCATGTTACGTGTGATGAGCCTATCCTTGATAAACTCTTCAACAGGGCATTCTGGTTTGGCACCGATCTCATCAGCTTTGTAAGAACAAGTCATGAGAACGTGGAGACCCCCACTGATATTCTTGAGGAACTGCTTCTTTTCGATGTTGAGAGACATTTTGTTACTTGAAATACGTAATTACATTATGGGACTTAGGTGGCAAGTCCTCTTCTTTTGAGGTCGGCTCTAAGATTGGCCATAAGTCTTGCGCGTGCATTGTTGATGACTGGTTTTGGTGGTGGAGGCGCACGCATAGGTGGTGGGGGAGGAGGTGGAGGGGCATCGGCGGCTCTAGATGGTCTGGGTGCGCGTGGAACGTTAGGTTCAGCCTCTTTGAGAACCATCTTACACACCTTGATGAACTTCTTTGCGTCTCTAGCTTGATTTTCAAGGGTTGGCCCAGAACCACTTCTCTTCTTCTTATCGAGTTTAGCTTGGAGTTCCTTCTTCGTCAATTTTACCCTCTTACCCTTAACATCTTTGGTTACCCTGAGACCCATCTTCTTTACTTTCTCTTTGAGATCCATTTAATATACATCAAGGAAATTATTGGTATCTGACACCAGCCCTAGTCGCGGCATCATCAATTTCATCAACAATTTCCCAAGCTAACATACATTCTTCTGTGTTTGCATCACGGTGTTCACAGATGGCGTGGGCAATGTCAAGAGCTTCGTGAAGAATCAATTTTAAACGCATTTGTCTCGTTGTAAGTTTCTCCGGTTCGCGGAGTGTTGGAGCTTCATACATCTGTTGGAGAGCTACACGTCTAATTTCAGTTATTTTGAGTTTACGATGAAACTCGTCACTGTGTTGAGCTTTGCATCTCACGGTGGGTCTAGCAAGGAGGGACCTTATCATTACTATTTTAACGTTTCATGTCTTAAAGTTATAAATCAATGTTAACACATGGAAGCTGGAGCGGTAATCACAAAAGTACTTCTTCCGCGCATTAGACAGCTTGAGAAGGAAGTTGCAACACTTAGAGAACAAACATGGCCATATGTTCAGGCAAAGAAAGAAGATATGGGTCTGAGAGATATGGAAGAACTCGTAGATTTTTTTAAGGACTTGGACGATGAAACTATTTTGAAACTCTTGAGAATGAAGAGAAAATTCACAAGAAATCCGGGGTTACAGGGTAGGGAAGTGGATATTGTAATGTCTCTACGAAATAATTTTTGTTGAAGTATAATAAAATATGGGTGCGAGTCTAAGCATTTTTACTTCACCAGTCACTGCTTTTGATAAAAATAAGGATCTTGATGATTCGTCGTTAGTTTCTTTAATATGTTCGTGTTTATGTTGTGCTATGATGTTTATGGCTACTACACAAATACCTATTAAAAGTCCACCAATGATGGTGGCTATGCTCGTATGTTGCATTTCTAGTGTTTTCTCCACGATTATGGTAGGAACCGATCTTGGACATAGATTTACACGCGATTAGAAAAAATCGTCTGTTCTGTATAAGTTTACATTGAATGAACCAGTTTTGCCAGTCACCGAGACTGATTCATTTCCATATAACTCTTG